ATCTTCTTGGCAACCCAGAAATCATCTTTTGGACCACCGTCGAAGAGTGGTTCGTTGACTTCTTCATCATGAATGTCATCGCCTGTACTCATGAGCCCAAATGGAAGCATCTGCTGCTCGAGCATCTTCTCATTCTGTTCATAGATTTGCATACGAATATCAACATTCGTAATTTCTTTGAGATAAGGTTGTGTAGTTAACCAGGCAAAGAGAACACAGCACATGGCCATGTCATCGTTACCGTCTTCGGCTTCGTATGACTGATTGCCCTTTAGACTGTTCTTCAGTGAGAATCGAGTCAACTCATAGATAGTGTCATAATCATAGATTAAGAACTTATCAGATTCTACAAGAGTCTTGAGTGTGGCGCAGCCAACTCTCTTGACTTGCTTCGTAGTCTTGACACCATAGTGAGTCGTCGTAGCAAATCCACCTGACAGACTTTGTCCTGTTCTGCCGTTATTTGCAGTCACGAGCACACCGTCATACTCAAGATCATAGTGTAAGATGTCAGCCACCTGCTGACCAATATCGTTTGTTTCGACAAGAACAAGAGCATCGTTATATTTGATGGCCGCATTATAGATAATGTTCGGATAGATCATCGGCGATATTAAGTTGTTTCGATATGTTGCCACCTGTCGATAGGGCATCGTCGATACGTTGACGACAATGAAAGCAGAATAGTCGGCTCCGGCTCCTCGAGAAGTATCAACTACAATAGCATAGATTGTATCTGGTTCTGGCTCTTCATAGATCTTAAGCCCTCCATCTGCAGATGCAATCGGATGTTTATAGACCATATTACGAAGTTTGGTAGGATGGATCAGAGTGTTAGAAGATCCAAGGAACTCGCACTCATATTCTTGTCTGAACTGTTCTTCAGACGTATTACTGATCGTCTGTTCTCTCCATGCTTCGTCGCGGCCAGGAATCTGTGACCAGTGAACATCGACACGAGCATAAGCATTTCTACCCTCTTCAGACTCTGTCCAAATGCGGTAAAACATGTTCATACCGTTCGGCGTCGAAGTCACGAGAACCTTCGAACTTTGACCAGATGAAATGGTAGGATATACCGAAGCGAAGAACTCGTCTTGAATGTTGGTCGGAACGAAGGCAAACTCGTCGAGATATACCATGTTCTGAGACGTACCACGAATAGCAGAAGATGAGGTAGCCGAGGCAAGGATTTCAGATCCGTTCTCGAGCTTAATGTTACCCTTGTTCCATTCGGTAACACCCATCTGAAGCCACTTCGGTAGGTGTTCGAACATCAACTGAATACGACCAAGGATTTCTCGAGCCTGTCTGTCTTTATTGGCCAAAATAGCGATCGAGTATTCTTCGTTGAATACGATCTTCCAAAGCAAGTAAGCGGCAACAGTAGTCGTCTTACCAACCTGACGAGGCATCTTACAGATTACAAAGCGATTCTCTTCGAATGCGAGGATCATTTCCTTCTGGAATTCCCAGAGCGGGAACATGATCAGACCCTTATCGATGTTTACGATCTTACAATAAGTTAAGATAAAGTAGATCGGATCCTCAGAGCATTTGATATACTCTGCGACTTGTTCGGGAGTATACTCGACCTTTGTATCTGCTCTCTTAAGTCTCGGATTACCGAGATAGTTTTCACTCGCCATCTTTGTGCTGCTTCAGATATTTTTGTAACTCTGCAGTCGAACCTACGAAAAGATTGTTTGTGACTTGCTGAGGAGAGGCCGAAGGATCATCTTCCATGATCTTCTTCTTTTTCGCCTGAAGATCAAGTAAGTCCTTGCTGGCTCCAACCATCGTGCTCATCATGGTAGCCAAAACTTCATACGCTCTTGGATGCTGGCTCTGTTTGGCCACATCCATCAAATCAAAGAGTGCTTCTTGACCCTTATTGATGACTTCCATCATGTTCTCGCGAGCATACTCAAAATCTGCCGAGACTTGAGTGCTCATCTTCTTTTCGATCACAGCTGGTAAGTTATCGCCAGAGGCGATGTTTAAAAATTTATCAAGTTCATTGCTCATTAGATATTCTCAGTAATTGTATTAATAATGGCATAGTCATCTGTACTTATAATATCTTCATATGAAATACTTAAAGCAGTGTTGGTAGTAGGTTGTCCGTTCGCTGTGAGTCCAGGGCGTGAAGTCACTACTATCGTATTCGCTGTGCTATTAGTATTTCCTGTCGCAACATCTTCTGGAAATCTAAATACAGTTTCAGCATGTTTAATTAGTTTTGATTTCTTCGTTGGTCCATACAAGTAACCTTTCATCGTAAAGCTAAGCGTCCAGATCAGTGCTCTTCTTTGTTCAAAGCTACCTTCATATTCATCTTGAGAAGTGATACTATTTAGAATGATAGGAATGTCTCGAGGGCCATCGACTTCAGGAACAAGATTGACACTCACTGTAAAATCAGGAGTAAAGTACGGAACTATTTGCTCTACGATACGAGTGCCATCTTCGGCGTTCTTGACCAAGATATTCATCTCGAATTGCATGTCATATGGAACAGGTTGATACTGATATTTGACTTCGTCATCTGTGCCGGCAGTGGTAGATTGTTTCGTCAGCTTATTCAGAGTATTCAACTTACGAGTAGGATCATACTCCATGGTCGTCATTTCGAAAGAAATACGAGGAAGAATAATACCAACTTGATTATCGAGTCTTGGACTTTGCTCGAGTCTTGAAAGTACTTTGTCTTTTGGGCCGTATGTCAAAGGAACTTTCAGAGTCTGAAGCACTTCTCCGGCATTGCTCAAGCGATTAATATAGATATCGTTAAAGACAGTTCCGAATACGATGATGTATTTTCTTAAACTATCATGATTCCATGTTCTTCCAAACATTATACTTGTCCCTCACTAAACGGATCGATTTGCGTCCAGTCAAGGATACTGTCCCCGTCTGTTTCAAACTCTATATTATCTTCGAATGCATCTCCGGCTTGTGTGCCAAAATCATAGCTGCCTTGTATGATTGGATTTCCTTCTTGAGTAACCAGAAGTAAACCGTCATTCGTCAAGATTCCAAACTCGTCGAGGCTGAGGCTACTTAATTTCTCGATACTATCAATGGCTTCGATGCCAGTATTTAACTGCTCACTGCCATATTCAAACATCTCGCAAACGAGATCATACATCTGAATAGCACCCATCTGATAGAAGACAGGAGTTTTATTGACGTATTTGACATACATCAAACGATCTGCCATAGCAAGATAAATGAGATCACCTTCTTGAGGACGATCGATCATTTCTACTGAGCCAATCTCATTCATAAAGTTACGAACGGACACGGTAAATGTAACCTGATCTCTGATTTCAAGACCAAACTTCGACAAGAATTGTCCGTCACCTTCATAACTCTCATAACTACGAATATACATGTCAATTAAGTAAGAACTGTTGTACTGTGATAATGCATCTTCTTCGTAGACTTCGTCTTTTTCTACGAGTGTACGAGGACAGTAGAATACATCATGCCCATAAATTTGAATAGACTCGAGAACCAGATCTTCAATTAAGACCTGCTCTTGGCTATTTGTAAAGTTGTTGAAATAGAAATTGGTCGACATGTATTATCCAATCATATCGAGAACCGGCAGAGAATAAGAAGAAATCATCTCGTCTTCGAGTTTTTTTCTTTCGGCTACGGCATCATCGTAGATTTTCTCTCCGTTAAACTGCACTCCACCAGGTAAAGACATTCCAGTAAACTTTGTAAGGTTTGATCCCCATTGTTCTTTAATCAGAGTCGTTGCGTAGTTCTGAAGCCAACGATCGTTATAAGCATCTGTCCATGTTTCTGGATCAATGACTTCGTAAGCTTCGACGAGTAAGAATTCGCCGACAGCAACTGTATTCCAGTCCATATCAACGTGTAGTCGATCTTTATGGCGAGAATAACGAATCGGCTGTTTACCGACAAGAAGCTCGTTCATCAGAGCAAGATGTTCCATCACCATGTAGTATGGAACAAGAGACACGTTAGTTAGAGTGTAGAGATCGTTTAGCGCAATCTGATAGCGAATATTAAAAAGGTCGTCAGAGCGAATCGAAGGATCACCCATCGAGAAGATGCTGACAGCACCGATGATATTCTCTGGAAGAGTGATATACTTGTTAGCCACGTCTGTCGACGTAATAGC